TCGCGATCGCTCACCTCAGCCTTGTAATATTCGAGCTCGGTTTGCATATCCAGCCGAGTCATTTCCAACTCAAAGTTTAACCGCAACTTTTCGAACTCCAAAGCCAGTGCGTTATGTTCGTCACTTTTATGCTTTTGGCCATTGAGATACGCGCCCACGGTTTCCAGCGCCTGAATGCCCGTAATATCGCCAGCGATCTCGAGAATATCGCCCGCCACGGGTTTTACTTTGTCGCGAATAAACACGCCGAATTTCGAGCCCTTAATTCGCTCGCCAACGGGTTTTTTATTCGGGTTTTTTTTGCTCACTTTTTAGGCATGAAAAACGCAAGGATCCCCGTAAAAATCCTTTTGTAATTACTCATAACGTAAATAAACATTTTTTCGCCCATTAACGTGGCCATCGGTACCGCCCAAGTCGATTCCGTTTCATGCCCGTTCATCTGGCAATAAATGGCGGTTTGGTAACCGCAAAAAACTGAGAGGCCGATAACGGCAACCCATTGCATTACTGAGAGTGCTCGTTTCATGTATATTTCATATGATATTTTACCGAGGATACCGATAATAATTCCCATCACCCAGCTAGCCGAATCGCTCACAATTTCGGAAATGTATTCGAAAAAACTCATTTCTTTTTTTTCGTTTTGGAGAGTAATTGTTTTTCGTAGCGTTTCAACGCTTCGAGGTATAAACGGCGTTTCTCGGCGGTTTTACTTTCTGTTTTCATGGGATTTGGTTAATTGATCGGTAACGTGGCCCGGTGCGCGAGCTGGCGGTATTGCCCGAACTGAAAATATAACTGGCTGAACTCTTTTGCCAGCCAATCGGGGCACGTTGTGGCCATTGATTATTCGAATACTCGGGCAATAAACTTGAGTTGGCACACAACCAATCCACCATTAAACTGGTGTAATATTCGGCGTTTTGTTGCCAGCGGGCCAATTGATCTTTAAAAATCACATCCCCCACGGGCTGAGAGTCCTCTGAGGTACGTTGCACCATGGTACCGTTATCGACTTTATACGTGAGAGTGGGGGCCGCCTCAACCATTGCCCACCATAACACAACTCGGCGGGCGTAATCCTCAACCAATGTTTGGTACGCCCCCGCGAGCGTGTTATTTAAAATATCGTCTTTAATTTTTTCGTAAAGGTTAGTACCCAAATATGGCGCGAGGTGTTTATCCTGAGCCAAATAAATGGAGGGGTAAAGTAGGTTAGGATCCACCGCTCCATTTATGTTCGTGTACTTTTTAACGTACACATCGGAAATCAAAAGTATTTCAGCCATGTTATTTATCTTCTATAATTTTTACCCTCTTTACCATAAACGGGGTTTGTTTCTAAAAACCCATTGTAATCCATATCGATTGGAAGCAACGCCACCAGTTCATCGTTTTTCACTCGATATCCCATCTTTGCCGCTTTCGCCACCGCGATACGCTGGGCATCGTTGGCGAGTGGGTTTATTCCTTTGGCATTAATGAACGTTTCCTTTCGCCATGCATGGTTGCAATTTCCTCCGCCCTTATAAAGCCAAATCGAATAATAATCGGTTCCATTTGGCCCCCACTTGGGGTTTACCACTTTATTTTCCATTGCCTCGATATCTTCCTTTCGGTAAAGTTTATCGGCCGCCATCATTTTAGCGCAAAATGGGCGATTACTCGAGGATTTTCCAAAGTACCGGTAACGAGTCATAAACGTAACCCCCGCGTAATTGGTTTCATCCTGATCGCTCGGGGCCATTGGTTTGGCCGAACCAGTTGAAACCGCCAGTTCGTGGGCTTCGATCTTTATTAGTTCCTCGTTTTCCAGATCGTCATTATCGTAATCCACCTCGTAACTATCGATTAAAATATAGCCCTCTGGTGCATCCTCACCCAGTTTAATTAATTCATCAGCGATTTCAGAATTGAGGTTTTCGCGCTCGATCCTTTCAACCATACGCGCCGCCCAATCGCGGCCAGCATCCCCGCCCCACAATTCCCACGCGATACGCCCAGCACTGGGGAAACCGTCCTCGCCTTGATTCCAGCCGCTGGCCTCTTTATCCACCGCGTGGCGGGCGAAATAACTATTCATTCGAGTAATTGTTTCGATCGATAAATTACGGCCGTTTGAAATATCGCGAGCTCTCGCCACGCCCACCTCGGTACCACCTCGGTTATATTCATCCCGCCACTTTAGCCCCAATTCGGCGGCCGCTTTCATCTCGCCAGTGGGCGGGAATGATTCAGCCGCCAAACACGTACATTCTTTTTTTTTTTCACCATTAACATGGCTGAGAAAAGTTTGAAACGCACCCATCGCCACCTCGTTTGGATTAACCGAACCCGCTTTTATACCGCTGAAAATTTCATCGATTTGAACGTTGGTGAGCGTTGGGAAACTTGCACGGATTACACCCTTGGCGCTTTCGATTGGTAAAATACCCGTTGCCGCTTGGATCAATATCTCAACCATTGAGGCGATTTGCGCCCCGTTAAGAGCGGTACCCGCTACGTTTGAAGCCTCAGCCGCTGGCGCGGTTTCCTCAATTGAAACCTCACCCGCTGGCGCGATGGCAACACCACCAGCCAATGGAGTATTTGGAACCACGTTTATTTGAATCCCGGGCATTTCAAACGATAAAACATCTTCGAACGCTTTCGATATTTTACGCTGAGCGGGCTCAATTACCTGATTGGTGAAAATTTCCAATCCCACCGCCATTTCGTCTTTATTAGATCCAAAGCCCGTGGCAACGTCACGAATACCAAACAAAAGTGGAGTCGTTACGCGGTGCGCCACCATTATTAACGAGGTGCTTTCGGTACTTAAAAACTGATATTGTTTATCAGCATCGGAAAGCGGAAAAGTTGTAATATCTGGTTTCGGTGTATCGCGCTCGTTAAACGTCATTATGAACTTACCAGCGTTTTTAGCACCAGTTAACTCACGCTCCCAGTCGCGTTTCATTTGGTTCTGTTGATCGGGATCTGGTGCACCTTGAAATAATGAAACGATAAACGATGGCATTAACCCGTTAACGATGTTATTGATGTGGTAAATACTAATTTCCTTCGCCAACTCAATCGAATTAATCGCCGAGTAATAATCTGGGCGTGGGTAAAATTGCCCGCTGGTATAATTGAAACAATAATAAATTTGGCGTGGTTCCTCGGCCTTTTTGGCCACGTTATAAAGTGGCACGAATTCGGGTTTATTACGCTTTCGCTTTGTTGCCGCCCAGTCATTCGAATGCCATACGCCCGTAATTTCTTCGTCCTCGCCACTCACCCCGAGGCGGCATTCCTCGAAAGGGATATGGCGCAACTTCGCCACGCTCTCGCGATCATAAGTGTAAATAACCTCCATGTAAAAGCCGCCGTATTTTTTATAATCATGGGCGCAACCATAAAATACATCGTATGCCTCGAGCTCAGTTAAACGGCGGTTGTAAATTCCAGCGTTCAAAGCCTTACCCGCGATCATATCGCCAATGGAAATACAAAGCGAACCATGTACCGCCCCAGTTTGGGCCAGTTCCCTGAGGTATTGGGGGAATAAATTGTTTACCCCGAAATTAACCCAGCCGCCGCGATCGGTTTTCTCGGCCGAACTTATAACCGTGTAATCGGCCAGTTTCACACTAACCGCGTTATTTAATGTTTTATCCATTGTAAATTACATCGTCATTAATAGTAATAGAGGGCACATCGTAAAAAGTGGCGTTATCAGTCATATCCAGCCAACCAATGCGACACAATCCCACAACCGAGGCATTCAATGGGTTTAAATTTACGGCTGAATTTTGGCCATAAATCTCATAACGATAACGCCCTGAGAGATCCAGCGGCACGGTTGTAATGATAAGCGTGGTAATACGTTGGTTTTCGTTTAAAATAGTAGCCACCTGAGCGAGATCGGTTCCAGTTGTGGAATTTTCTTCATGGGTTAAAATTACCAAATAATGAGTGAACGCCGTGGCGAAATACTGGCGGCTCTCATTTAATGAAAGTCGCAACGTTTGGCCCGCTTGGTTTGTAGTTAAATAGTTCATCGTTTATAAAAAAGGGGCGGGCAATAACCCACCCCCGTTTTGAATTTAACCCAATTATCTATTACGAATTCACAACGGTAATCCCGGGGAAATTGCTAAAAGGTACATCGCTCGCGGGGAAATATTCCTCCAAAAAATCTGGTTGGTTTGGTTCCTGAGCATTCAAAGTAATCTGGTAACCATTTAGATCGCCTTTCGCCTTACCTGATTGGTACGATCCAGCAGTTAGGAAAGCGCCATCGGTACGGCCAACACATACGATTTGGTTATCGTACAATTGAACGAAAACGATTAGTTTCGCTTTGCTCATGTTTTCCAGTTCTTTTTTCTTTGCATTAGCCAACTTTCCGAGAGTTAATTCCACGGTTTGATCGTAATACAAAGTTCCATTTTCGAGGTTTGCGGTTGGCACCACCGTAACCGCTCCAGTGTTGCGGTTTGGTTGGTACTGGAAAACGTCAACGCTTCCCGCCACTCCTGGTAGGCCATCAATAAATCCAGTGGCTGGATCGATTGTAATACCAGATTCGAAAAATTCCCAGTTGGCAATATATATATTTTTAACCCCGCCGACCCCTTCGTTACATTCGAGCATGAAGCCCCTTTCGAGTAAACAAGCCATATTATTGATTTTTAATTAGTTAGTGTAAAATGGGGGGCTTTGAAACCCCCCGTTTTAATATTTTAGAACCACGTTCCGTAGGCCGCGATTTCGTTTCCGATTCCGAACTGGCAACCAGCGTAAAACTTCGCGCTAAAGCGAACGTTATCCTCGGCAAATTGGCCCATATCCACAACCTGAATGTTATTCCAATCGCCCAAGATATTGGTACCAAACCAAAGGTTTGATTTTTGAGCCATAACGATCGTATCGTCTGGCATACCCGGGCAAATTGCCAACTGGTAACCGAGATATGATTTCGGCATTTCTGGGCCGCCGTATGTGTACCAGCCATTACCAGCCGCCGCGCTTGCTTGCATGAATGCCTCCCAAACGTTTTGGGCGATGTAAATAACTGGCTTTTCAGTTGAGCGCTTTACGGCGGTTGGACACGTTGCCACGGTTTCCGCAATTTTAGCAATTACGTTGCTTGAGTCAATTGCCACGGGAGTAGAAACAAACAAAACACCCGATCCACCAGCGTTCATAAGAGTCAATAAGCCATCATATTGGCCAGTTGTTGCATTAACACCAGTCCACAAAATTTCCTCGTTTTTCGCGGCAATACCCTCGAGCATATTCGCGATAAGGGTATCGGCCAAAGCTGGCTCCAATTCGCCGTTTTGTACGAAACCAGCGCCCCAATCCGCGAGGAAAGTATTTTTACAAAGATTGCGTTGAACTTGGAATTTCTCAAGTGTCAAAGTACGCTCAGTGATTGTCACGGTACCCAGTGGGGTAAAGTCGCACGTTGGCGCTTCAAACGTGATATTATCAACGAGTTTTTTTACGACTTGTTTGTAATCGATGTTTTCCTTTACGGTTACGTGTTGCAAAGATTCGTTTGCAAGGAAAGCGGCTTTAATATACTCTCCAGCATATTTACCCGCGTAGGTAGTAGTTAACGATGTAGTCGTTGGCATAACTAATTTTTTTTATTTAATGTTTTCGATATTTTTAATGATACGCTCGCGCAACGTCATTTGTGCAAACGATTTTTCTTTTTGATCAGCACCCAAAACCACGCGCTTAGTTTCCTTAACGGAAGCGGCGGCTGGTTGCTTTTTAAGTGAACTCAATTCGGTTTTAGTGTTCTTCAAAAGCGAAGACAATTCTTGAATTTTGTTCTCAGCGGTTGCGAGCTCAGCGGTTAAACTTGAGTTGGAACCTTCGAGAGAGGCCACACGCTCAGCGAGTTTTTCGATGGCGTTAACGAGATCAACCGAACTCATTTCCTCTTCCATTTCTGGAATACCCATCTCGGCAATTTGGCCCAGTTCGTTTACATCGATAAACTCACCCGTTTCGAGCTCATAACGGCCCTGAGCCGCTGGCACGTTATTACCCTCCGAATCCTTTGTGTAAACATCCACACCAACGGCGAAAGATTCGGCGCTCGTATAAATCGGCGTGCCGTCCTTTAGTTTGCCCTCGGTTTCGAGTTTTACCTCGGTTTCGAGATTAATACCGTATGCCTTTGGATCGACAGCGAACTTTTGGAATATCGCCGCAATTGATTCTTTTAGATTTGACATTAGTATAATATTTTGTTGAAAAAACGGGATTAAAACCGTTTTCCCTATTTTCGTAAAAAATCACACAAATGGCAAACATTCAAAAAACTCTGGAGGTATTGGGCCTCCCTGATCACTTCGCCCGATTCGATGGGCAAATCCAAACCCGCGTTACTCGCGCGATTACGGTTTACGAAATAACCGATACAACTGGGCCGCTTCCGGTGAATCGTTACGAGGTTCAATTCCGCGATGGGATACCCGCCCCGTTTGGTTTATACCCTTTAAATTACATCGCTGGTATGTTACACCACGGCGGTTACATGGACGCGGGCGAAACGCCTCAGGGTTATCTATTGCACCGCCCCAGCGTGTGGGTTGTTCACCCAGCAATTAGCGGGCTAGCTGGGCAAAACGTTTACTATGTAGATGGCAAATTACTTTTAAACGAGGATAAGATCGAGCAAATGTTCGAACCATACGAAACCACCATGAATGGCATGGCGCTCGATATGGAGGATCCGATTATGAGAGTGCAATACAAAGCCAGAATAATGAAAGCGGGAAAAGTGGTTTGGACTTCGAGATTTGCGATTACCCCAAAAAAACGCCTTCGCCGATCGGAATTCCTGAGCATTTGCGGGCTTACCATGGACGAGGTAATTTATAAGAGCCGATGGACTTATAATCTGGTGAAAACAGATCCAGCCACTCACATTAATAACATCGCCATGGATATCGAGCGAAACGCCAACCAAATAAAGAGCACGGTTTACATCAATGGCGAGCCATCGAATTCATTAAATTACAAAACGCTGATTAATTCGTTTGGTAAAACATATACTGGATTTATGCAAATGTACCGACTGAATAATGGGCCAGCCGTTAACGTAACAGATAACGTTTATGGCTCAACGCTTAACATCCCTCTGGATCCCCATAAAGATACTACTATAAACATCGAAGCGGGTACAATTAACCGTTACGATGCGAAAACGAAAACGCTTACTTTTAACCCCGATCTGAAAGAATCGGCCGAGTTATTGGCTTACATGGAGTTTTTACCCGCTGGCGGTAAAAATGAAAATATTGGCCAGTCGATAAATTTAGAAACGGGAGAGGAAAAGTTGTTTTAAATTTGGCCAATCTCGTTTGGTTCTATATATGTGTTATTGTTGCAAAAAAGCCCCCTCGTTTGGGGGCTTCTTTGTACACTTAAACACTTAAACACGTATAAATTAACCAAAAAACCCAGCAATAACCTCGCTTATTTCACGCAATATTTCAGACTCCGAGTCCACCGCTTGCATATGAACGGCGAGCTCGTTAAAATGGCCCTCGATCGAAAATCCTTTTACATTCCCATCCTTTACCTCAGCCCAAATTTCGTCATCAGTAACATTAACGCCAACGATCCACGAGCCCACCGGAGCCGATAGCCCGAAATGGTAAGCCTTATCCTTTTCGCCCTCAATAATCCAGCTTTCCACAACTGGGCAACCCATAACCGAAAAGTTGTGTTCGATCGTGGTGTTATGTTGCAAATTTTTTTTGAGGTATAAATGGGCACATTTGGCGATCGTTTCGGGTTCGAAATAAATGTAATAATCCTCGCCAGTATTTTTATCGATTCGCAAAATGTACTTATTTGGAATCAGCGCGGGGCCGTATAACATTCGGCGTTCGTTATTCACGCTGGCCATTTTCACCTCGTTTAATGCGATGAAATTTTCCTCGATCGCTGGGAACTCAACCAGTGAGATCGCACCCACGCCGAGTTTACCGCCATCGTCAATAACACACTTAACAATTTTCTTTTTTTCCATATCTATTTTTATAAACGGCTCAAGTCCTCAACTTTCGAACGCGCTTCCATACTCGAGGCAATATCTGAAGATAAAACGTAAGCGGGCTGGATTTGGTTCGGTTGGTTGGCCAGTCCTAAATTACCCAATGGGTTGAACTGGGGAACGCCACTCGAGGCAACGCCCTGAGAGGCCAAATCGCCCCCGCTATTTAATCCCCCCGTTGTGTTATTATTCCCACCGCTCGGCGCTGGGCTCGATAAAGTGGTGGCCTTAATCTTTGCAATGTTCGCCAAACCAGCCGCAACGGCTGAGGCCGCCGCAATCACACCTCGCACAACTGAGGTTGGATCCCCGGGGATTACCTGAGAGGCGTAAGCGCTGGTCGCGCTCTGGTATGTGTTAACGCTCGTTTGGGCGATTTGCAACGCTTTATTTCGTTGAAATGCTTTCTTTTGGCTGGCCTCACTTTTACCAGCGAACGCCTCGTTTAACGATAGGAGGGTGGAAATCCCATCTTGAGCCGATTTCGTAACCAGTTCACTCGTTGCTTGAAATGATGCGAGGCGATCGGCCGAACTTTTATCCGTTGCCGCCTTTTCATCCGTGCGGTATTGGTTATTGATTCGGGCGAGTTCTTTATTCAATTGATCTTGTAACGCTTTTTCACGCTCGGCATTACCGTTGGCCTGTTCAAACTTCGCGTCATATTCCGAAACCAGATCCTCAACTGCCTTTTCTCGTTTGGCCGCATTGATTCCCTCACGCTCAGCCGTGCGGCGGTTTTCAATTTCCTGATCGAGTTTAAATAATTGATCCTCGCGAGTGATTCGATCCTGATTCGCTTTCACGGCGGCGGCCCTTTCGGCCTCGAGTCGTTTGGCATCGGCCGCATCTTGCGCCGCGATTTCCTCGGCGGTGTATCGATCGCGTATGGCTTGGCGATCTTGGAATTGTTGTTCCTCCAATTGAGTCAATAACGCCGCGTTGGTGCCCGCCTTTTCTCTTAATGTTTGGTATTTTAACTCGACTTGTCTTAATTCCCGATCCTCGGCGGTGAGTGTGTTCTGGAAACGGGTTTCCTCGGCTTGTTTTATTGCATCCGTTACCTCGGCCTCGCGAGCCTTTCGAGCCTCAGCCGCTTGCTTTGCCTTTTCACGCGCTTTCTCAGCCGCTTGCTCGGCTTTCTCGAGCCTCTTTTCTTCCTCTCGTGCCGCATCCTCGCGTGTTTTTTGAACGGCGGCGGCTTCCTCCTCGGCCGCCTTAATTGTGGTTTCCTTATTTTGATCGATTAACTTTTTTCTCGCCGCTATTTGCTCACTGGTTAGCTTTACGCCCTTTCGCTCGAGAGCGTTTATATCGGCGATCAGTTTGTTATTATCGGCAATTTCCTTTTGGCGATATTCAGCGTTTACGGCCGCCACATCCCCACCAGTTTTTTGAGCATTGGCAACCGCTAAACGGCGGGCGTTATCGAGTGTTTTCTGTTTATCTTCTAAATTACCAATCGCGCCATCGACCGCATCAGCGGCGGCCACGGCCGTTAAACCAATCGCATCAGTAAAACCAGTTATGGCATCTTTTACCGCACCGATTACCGATCCAATAACCTCGAAAGCAATTCCCAGAGCGGGAACCACGTTGGCGAGTTTATCGAAATTGGTAATCAGTAACGCCAGCACCGAACCGATCAAAAAAATCGGGTTGGTTAAAAGGGCTTTGCCCAGTCCAATTATTGATTTACCGAATTCCCCAGCGCCATCGGTTGCCCCCGAAAAGTTGAGCCCTTTAATATTTGCCGAGAGCCCTTTAATACTATCGGCCGCACCGCTGAAATCCAGCGAGCCGAGGCGGCTTTGTAAATTTCGAAGATTATTACCCGCGCTTTCAAACGCTGGCCCCGCGTTGGCTCCGATGTTTTCGTTAAAATCCTTCTGGGCATCTTTGGCCGCCTCCAATCTTCTAACCAGCGATTGGTATTCGTCCGATGTTTTATCGAGCCGCGTGGTTTGGAGCTCGTTGGTTAACTCCTTTATTTGCTGGCGAAAATTCTTTACTGGTTCGGTTGGAATCGAATTGCCAACCCCAGCCGATTGGGCGCGTAATTCCTCGAATGACTGGCTCACAACTTTGGCCGAACCGCCGAGCTCCTTATATTGAATCGCGAGATTAGCCCACTCAGCCGATTTAGGATCGATTTGCCCGAGTTGAGTTTTTAACTCACCCAGTTGTTTAATCCAACTTTTGGAAGCATCGCCCGCCGTGTTGATCTCATTACCTAATTTATTTATTTTGGTAATCGCCCCCGAATCGTCGGCGGTAACGGTAATTAATATGTTTGAATTTTCAGCCATTAAACCACTTAAATATTAGATAAGCAATAAACCCCCACCATACCCCAAACGATCCCCATTTTGCCGCGTAATAGAGCCATTTGCGGCTACCATATAAACGGCGCGAGGGTTCGTTTGCGCGAATGCCATGTTTAAGCAATGCGAGGGCTGGGCTGATTGTGTTTAATTTCATCGGATTTGGGTATAGTAAAGGGTTAAACTGCAATTAATATCCTGAGGGAAACCCGATCCGCCAGAGGTAATTTTGAATCGGTGCTGGCTGGTATCGGTTGCCGTATCAATTACAAAAGTAATCGTAACCGTGCCCCCCGAATTATCCGAACTGATCACAACGGGAGCGCTCGCGCTGGTTACCCCGCCGAGTTTATCCAGATAAAACGATCCAGTTTCGTAAATGTAAAACCCGTTAACATCGCTGGCGTGTAAAATATAGAAACATACCCACGTAGTTTTATCGGGCATTGATAACCGCGTTAAAACGTCATTCGATGGGAATAACTCCAGCGTTTGGCCTGAGGCGCTGAATGTGTTTCCATTGGTTAAAACAATAACCCCCGTTTGGCTCGCGCCCTCATCTTGGGAAATGGTGCGATCCCCAGCCCCGAAATGCACCCCCGTAATATTCGCCAGAGCATTACGGCCCAGTAAAACGCTGGCACGGTTCGCACCCTCCATTTTCAACCTCTCACCGATGGCCAGTGTATTCTGGTTGCCCTTTTCAATCGAGATATTTTCACCAACGAAAACGCTGAAAGTATTATCGGAACTGATCGCGGTATTGGTGGTTTTCGCGATCACATTGGTTGGCGTTCCATTTTGCCCCGCGTTCATCATGGCGAAAGCCGAGCCACCGCCCCCGGGATCGCTTACGATCGGCGTACCATATGCCAAACATTGGCCGAGGGTTGGTTCCCATGTGTAACCATACCGAACGCAACACGCCTCAGTTGGTGGCTGAGGATCGCCAGCGAAATCGGTGAACTCAATCGCCTGAGTCATATCCTCATTAATAACCACCGTGGTGGGAATGAGCTCGCAATCGGGCGCGGGTTCCACCAGTTTTATTAACTTAACTTTCGTGGACTCGTTTAAACCAACTTTGTAATCGGTAATCTCGATTATTCGCCAGTAAGAATCTTTAATAAATATTCGATCGCTATACTTAAAAGTTAGGATATCGCTCAGATCTAAAGCGAAATAAGCCTCGAGGATTCGAGCCTCTGGGTTATATAACCCATTAAGGTAATCCCGCCAATATTCATTGAATAGGTTTCGAAATGGATTGGTTGTGATCGCGTGTAATGGCGTTTCTGGATTGAAATTCAGATCGTAATCCCCCACGCTGGCATTAACGCTTGAGTAATGGTTAAAAATATTCATATCGCCAACGCTCACATCATTAATCCCATCGTCATAAATAGGGAGGCGGGCAATATCAGCCAGAAACAAAAAACGCAAATTGGGCGCTACAAATTCCCCTTTATCATTTATAAACTTTGGAATCGGAATAGTGGTACCATTAACGTAAACCGCTGGCGTGGATTCGGCCGTTAACTTTACATTGAGCGCCCCGGTTACGAACTCATTAACCTGAGCGCCATTCGTTACCGAATACCCATTTAAAATTTGATATTGTCCATAGGTGCGGCCGTTATCGGTGTAAAGTTTGGAAAACATATCGCCGCCATTTTTATAACTCCAGAGGAAATTTCGCTTTTGTATATCGGTTGTTGGGCTGAGTGTGATATCCTTTTCGATATCCATTTTTTGAGTCCAGTTAAGCGTTTCACCAGTGGCCAAATAATCGGCAATCGGGAAAATGGTTACCTCGTTTGGCACCGATCGCGATGGGATAATTACGGCCGCATGCATCGCCAATATATCCTTTACAAAATCCACTTGTTTAATGTTTGGAGCGTTGGCCGCCGTGTTTAATGTATCGCCCCAGTTACGGTAATAAGTGAATAACTCCCAGCCAGTACCCTCCAAAGGGTTGTTATTTGAATCGCTGAGAAATAAAGGGGTGCCGTTAAACTCTGAATATGGCTGGATCTTTTCACCCGCGAGCATATAAATTGGATCGGTGGTGAAAAACACGCGCTGGCGAATTCCGTTATTTTGATCAAATCCAGAAATCGCCATTTCAAAATTAACGACAATATCGCCGCTCAATGGTGCGCCCGTAAATCGGTAAAATTTCACCCCGCCAGTATTGGGCCCAAACGATCCCACTGGATTAAAATTCGCCCAGAAACGAAACGAATAAAACCCCTCAACTGGTGCGGTAAAATAACCAGAACCATATTGGCCACCATTATCTACCAGCTCGGGAAAATTAAAAAAATTATCATCCGTTACGCTGGTGGCGCTGGTGAGTCCAGCACTAAAATAATAATTGGAAACGTTTTCGTTTGTGATTACATTTTTGGAATTGATCCACGGGCAAAAATACCCCGAGAGGATCGTTTCCAGCGGCGTGGGTGCAATGGTAAAACCAGCCTCTTTAATGATATGAAAAAAGATCGTCCATGCATTGAGAAACGGCGTGAGATCGGCGGGGTAAATTGGTTGTTCGCTATTGGTAATGGGCCGCCCGCCCCCCATGTTATCCCACTTTTGGCCGCGCTCAACTAATCCCCAGCACAATTCCCCGGGATTGGGCGGGGTTATTGTGTTAACGTAATCAATTGTAACATCGAACGCGGGCAATATTTCCAGATTGGTTAGTAGTTTATCCCCAATCGATCGGAATAAATCGGGAGCCTCGCCGTAAAAACTTAATTGGATATCGGCCAACTGATCGTTTTTCTTAAACGTTTTTATTACCCGCAAATGGCCGCGCATTATGGGCAACGTATTAACCCGAATTTCGGCGGGTATCTTTGTACCATACACGTTGGCCGTATCGCTAAAGGTGAAAGAATCGAGCAACCCGAAAACCTCGAGGTTACGATCGCTGGCGGGAACTCGAAACTCGCGGGTGAAATCCCCCAGAGGTGCAAACGTTCCCACATCTTGAAAATTGAAATTCTGGCTAATGGATTCGAGCGGGTAAAGATCAATATAATTTTCGTTTTCATCGCCCCAAACGATATAACCTCCGCGAGCTAACCGAAAATCATATGTAAAAGTTGGGAAATTGAAATTGAGGCGAGTGAATCCCTGTGAGGGCGTATCGGCCACGATCGAATTACAAAATCGAGTATTGGTTTCGCCAATATCATTTCTTAATGTAACCGATGTTCCCACAATATCGTTTTGATTTGGGAACGCGGGAACAATAATTCTTTGCGAACCAACACCCCCAAAATTGGCCAAATCACTTTGGCTCAATAAATTGATATTGCCGCCACGTTTTACTATTAATTGAACTTCGTTTTCCATTAACTCGAGTAATCTTGAGAGTGACTCACTTTCAGAGTCACGTTATATAATTTACCATTGCGCTCCTTACGCTCAAGAAACGAACTTTCGTCCACGCTAACAGGTATATGTGTGCCATCGGTGTTAACTAAATGAACTTGGTTCGAAACCATTAACGAACGTAAAAACTCAAATTCGTTTTCTTGCACCCAATCGGAAGCCAGCGAAATCGTTTGTGTAACGATGTTTTGGCGATCATACATCTGGCGATCGTATCGGCTAAAAATCGTTGAGGTGCCATTGAATAAAACTCGTTTGTATTGTTTACGCTCGATATTATTGGTAACCTCGTTTTTCTTTATAAAGTTGAAATAATCCCAGCCGCCGCGTGAGTTAGTCCACGCCAAACGTTTGTAATCATAACGACAATCAAATTGGCCGTATTTCTCAGCGTTAAAAAAGTAATAAGTCTTACTAACTATGCTAGCCCCGTTGTATGCCTCGATAGTGTAAAAATCCCAATCCAATGCGATTGGATCGGGCACCAGTGGATTGGTTGAATTCGTTAAGTTTTGAGGGTAACATGGAATCCCAATCTGAGTGGCTGGCGTGAAATTGATAAACGCGGCCGATGTGGACGAACCGAATACCGAAACGCGATACGAATCTGGAGCGCTCGGGACGAATTCGTCCAAACCAGTAACAAACAATAAACCCCAATCGCTCGAAAGCGCTGGTATAAATACCTTATTCGAACTGGGGGTAATACCTAAACTCTGGGCCAGCGCAAAAGTGAACGTATCAAAACGCCGATCGCTTTGCATATAATCGGAATTCGAGTTATTTACGATTTTAACCTCTTTATTTGAACTGCCGAATACGTTCGGGCGGTAACCTTCGATTGGTTGCAAATAACCATTATAAACGGCCGTTGTGGCGCTATTGTTTACGCCATCGTTTTCAGTTAATACCCCACTAATTACCCACCATTCGGTAAATAGCATTTCGTATCGGTTATATGAATCGCCCTCGGGCTCGATGTGTTGGCTGGCCGTGGTGCCATGTATTGGTGTATTCTCTTTATTCCTCAGGTTAACGAGTGGGTTTAAATCGAAATAAGCGTGGCCATCTGGTGAGGGATCCAAAAAAAAGTTGTACGTTTTACCCGCCGCCACATCGGTTACCTCAATCCCGAATTTAAATCCAGTATTGCCCGAATTGGTGGATGTGAGATCGTAAATTAACTTTTGCCCTCGCGGCGTGAATGTGTACGGTTGCCCGTTTATGGTAATCGCCATTTTTATTTTATATATTTATCAGCCTTGAGCCTCAATTGTTGTAAAATTTCCCTCCGATAAAACTCTCGAAACTCTTTACCAGATTTTCGAAACTCGGTTTGAAACGCATCCCTCATATAATAAACGCCAACGATCCCCCGTTTACCGATACTTTTCGCCATTGCATAAGCCTCACGGCTTTTATTACCCTCAGCCTCGGCCGTTACGCTAAATAATCCCTTGCGTTCCATCCATGCCATTATCGGCCCCACTGGTGGCCACGTGGTGGGGTTGTTATCTGGCCGCCTTCCTTTCTCGATCACATCGGCGTAATTACGTGTCGCGGTGTCATTAGCTGGCACCCCGAACCACTGGATAATTTTCGGCCCTCGTTTAAAATATCCATAAGTTAATTTATCCCTAAGGTTCCCGGTATCGATTCGGTTAACTGATCGGCCGCGAATCTGGCGTTTCTTTCTGAGGTTGGCCTGAGCGCTTTTTATTACGCGATCGCCAAACCCATCGAGGATCTTTCTATTTTCAGAAAGTGAGGCCATTATAAAACTTCCTCCCATTCGATTATTGATCCAGCCAACACCGTTACCCCACCAACTGAAGCCGAGCGGGCCCTAATTATTAACGTTCCGCTCGCGCTGGGCCTTATTAAGCCATCTGCCGTACTAACGCCGTTTACCGCCGCGCTAGTTGAATTCGGGTTATTATAACTACTCTGATTATTTACGAGGTTACTTGTTGAGGTTCCCGCCGTGGTGAAACGATATCGGTTAAAAGTTACCGCGGGCCCATCAATGGCAAATTGAATGTTTGCCGTGTTGGTGTAGCCGAGCGTGGCCCGCCACTTATAAACTTTATTAGCAGTCACGGGGAAAGATAGCCCCGTTACATCCTCGTAATTCGCCGTCCCTACGTTGCTAAAGTTAGTACTTAAAACCACGCTATTAATACCCAGATCGCTTTTCAGAGCCGCAATCGTTAACGCGCTCACCGTGTTATCGGCATTTATTCTCAAGTAACGAACCGCGCTAGGGTTTGGCAACGTGGCGAGGTTGGTTCCCACCGTGGTTAAACCGATCGAATTTTGTTTACCATTGAACGTGGCCCAATCAGCGCTCGAGAGAGCACCCCGATTCGAAGCGGAGGCCGTGGGTAAATTGAACGTGTGAACTGATCCAGCCGAATTAATTCCGAAATCGGTTCCGGTGGTTCCCGTTGCGAATGTTTGGGTGTTGGCCGTTAGTCCATTTAATGAACTGATCCCGATGGCATACGTTGAATGCACCTCACCAATTCGCCCGTCCTCGGTGTAAAGCGTTACGGTTTTACCATTGGTGTTCTGAATATCGAACTCAATAACCACGCGATCGGTTGCGGCGGTTATGGTATTCGGTACCGATATGGCGAACGTGTAAAGATCGGGAACGTTGCCGTTAGTGATTTGCTCCAGTGGTGAGCTCGCGATGGTGGTAAAAGTCGATCCGTTGTAAACCTTCAAAACAGCGATTATTTCGGCGTTATTCGAACCCCCTCCCGTTTCGCTCAGGTATGCATCCACCGTCCAAACCCCCGCTGGAATTATCAAATGATTCGGGCTATTTACATCCGTAATAAACCGCGCAATTGCTCCAGTTGTGTTTCGTGTAAAGTTAGCCGCTGGGCCAGTGTTGGCCGCCGTACCTAATTGGTAAAAATCATTCCCCCCAATTGTACCCTGAGAGATATTCCCGTTAAAATAAAATATTTGGCCGCCGCCGCCCCCAGTCGATGGGAAATTTGCGAGGGTACCATCGCCCCGAACATATTGGCCAGTATTACCAGCCCCAGTAACCGCGAGGGTGCCCGCCGTGGTAATCGGCGATCCAGTAACCGAGAAAGCCGCTGGCATCGTTAACGCCACGCTGGTAACCGTGCCCCCAGTCGATGGCGTACTATTCACCCACGCCGTTCCGTTCCATGTTAACACTTGGCCGTTGGTTGGCGATGGTGCGGTTACATCCGTTAGGCTATCCAGCGTAGTGGGAATTGTCGGTTTATTTTTAATGAAATCCAGCGCCGCGTTATTCGATTGGTTCCAATCGCTTTGGATCTGGGCCGCTGGTATGGTTGGCTTATTTAGGATCTCAGCCACGCCACTTGAGGCGTTCCAATCGCTATTTACCTGAGCGGCGGGGATCGTTGGTTTATTGAGTATTCGACTCACCCCAGTGGTGGCGTTCCAATCGGCGGGAACCTGAGCCGCTGGAATAGTGGGGAACGTTTGAAGCGATCCCGTGCCATCGATGTATTGGCCCGCGTTACCCGCCCCAGATATTGCGAGGGTGCCAGAGGTTGTAACTGGTGAGCCCGAAACGTTGAAAGCCGATGGCGCTGAAAGCCCCACGCTGGTTACCGTGCCAGATCCACCGCCCCCGCCAGTTGCGCTGATCGTAATGGTTCCCGATCCATTGTCGGTAATGGTTACGTTGGTGCCCTGTTGCAAATTGAGTAAAGTCTGATCGCCATTTAACACGCCGTTGGTTTCCAGTATTACCCCAGATCCTCCCGAACCCGTGCCGCCAGATCCCGAACCGCCAACCGTCCAATCGGCTGGAATATCGCAAGCGTTCCAATCCCATGGCACCGAAAGGGTGAGCGCCAGATTAACGCCAGTTAAGGTTTGGGAATATTCTTGTATAAACACCTCGATCGATGGCGAGCCCTCGAGCTCCACGGTTGGCCCGAATAGGGTGAGGCCGTTTTGAATTTCGGCGATAAGATCCTCGGCCAACTTTATACAATCGCTTATTACCTCGCGCTCGTATTCGGCGGGCGTTTCTTTGTCACGCGGCAAATCGGCGAACGTGATTATAAATGAATACAAACGCGATCCAGCCCGGGGTTCAACCTCAACGGGGTAAACGTGCATCCATGGGAACTGGAGATCCTTTTCAATATCGATATTGGATGGGTGCCCGTGAGTAAATCCCTTAATGAGAAAGTGGCCAGAGGCGAAAACCCTCATCCGCTCGATCAATACGTTGTAACTTATTTGAGTAATCATTTCAATTTGTATGCTTGTTTCATTATTCGCGCTTGCTCGGCGTTAAAATCCCTCATGTAACTGAGGTGGGTAAATACCGAACTGGCCGCCTTATCTAAAACCAAATCGTGTTTCGTGAGATCGTTACCGCTCACCGCCTCGAGGATATGGAACCAGCCCCATCGCCCGAGTCCTGAGGGGGTATAATCGTGCTCATTTCCTTCTTGAGGATCGAATCCAAATAAACCAGAGAATTGTTTGCTAATTCCGCGCCGATACTCGAAAAAAAAAGCAACGCGCCATTAACGCGATCCAATGTAAGCGCCATTATCTCGGGCATATATCTGGAGGTTTTATCCAGATCGTATTTCTCAATATTGTAATATTCCCCCACCTGTTCGGTTACTGGGCGAAACATGATCGCCATCAGCCGTGGCAACTCGGTGTAATCGCATGGCTTACCCTCGCGCCATATCGTTTGGGCCAACTGATCCAAATCAACGTGTTCACGAAACGTCATGGAATTAATATCTGGGAGGAACCCGAGCCGCTTACCATTAACCGAAATGATACGTTCGAACTCGGCCGCGCTCCCATCGATTACCTCCTCGAAAAGGGTTATTATCGTTTGCACCGAATCGGCTTTTAAGCCCTCGCAATATTCGCGGCTTTTGTTTATGATTACCATAACCCGCTCGATATCGTCCACGGCGTTGTGGTATGCCATGAACTGGCTGAGCGTTATCTGGGATATTTCCCCGGGGATCCTTAGTTTCATAGGTTCGAACTGATCGTAATGATTGGCTGGTTATCGGCCCCAGTTAATTCTTGACGCTCCACGTAACCGCGTTTTTTGCCTTTCGTTTTCATGTAGAAAATAGTGGCGGCCGTATCGCCCCCATCAATTAACCCGTGCAATTTACTCTCGGCGAAATCCAGAACCGAATCCTCGACACTTTCAACCGCCGCTTTATACTCAGGATCGTTTTTCAACCAATAATAATGAACGTCACGGCTCAGGCCAACGGCGGCGGCGGCTTTCGTTACGATCCCGAGGTTAGCCTCGAGTGATTCCAGAAACGCCCTTTTTTTGGTGTTGAATTGTGCGTAACTATCTTCCATATCACTTATTACGTTTAGTTTGTTTAATCGCGTCAATGGTGCCGCAAAATCCGATTATGATCACTGCAATGGCCAGAACGTAGCCGAGTATTTCGTTTGTTTCCATTTTTTTCGGTGTTAATATCTCTGTTTTCCTTATTTTACTGGTGTTTCATCGGTGGCCAAATCGCACATATTAACAATTATTTCGCCCATTGGGTTTGGCAAATGGCGAACCGCTGGGGTGCATCGGGAAACTCGGCCACCAGTGTATTATCGGCCATGCAACGGGCGATAAATTCGGGCTTGGTTTCGTTTTCTTTCTTTGTTGGTAGGGGCATGGCTGTTTATTTACTTATAAAACGGCTCGTTTTCGATTATTGCCCCAAATCGTCCGTATCGGCCACCGACACGGAATCTTTCAGAAAGTCAAAAATAACCCGCGCCTTACAAGTTGAGCACCCATAGCGCTGGCCAGTCATTTTAGTAAACCAGTTAACAGCTTCCTTTACCATTTCGCTGGTGTAAACGCCCTGAGTGGGTAACCCCGAAATGAACGCTTGCAACGCCTCGGTTTCCTGATCGTTGAGTTTATACCGCCCCCACTTGTTTATTGGGCACCGTGCCAGAGCGTATTTCGTTTTAACTGGCATTTTACACCCGCACAAACGGAGTTTCTTTCGATAGTGGGTAATCTGGTTGGATTCCTCAGCCTCGGCGAGATCCTCGGGCGAGAGCTTTCCCCCGAAAAGGAACGTTCCACAACTTTGGGTTTCGGTTTTATAGTGTTTACACTCTTTACACGCCGCCATTCTTTCGGCCGCGATTGCTGGGGGTACTTTGAACATTTTTTTTAATTTTAGTAATTGCGTTTTCGACTAATTTGTAAAGTTGTTTCACCGGTATGCCAGTGGCCTTACTGGCTTCCTTGTAACTGAAATCGTCCAGCATATATAACCTCAAAACCACGCCATCCAATTGGGGCATTAATTGGATATACGCATCCAAATACTCGTTATCAAGTCGCGATCCCAGCCATGGGGCCATCGGTTCCTCCAGATGTTTCTCGCTTAGGGTTTCCCAGTTGCGAGCGAACTTTCCATATTTCACCCCAAAACGTCCCGATGGGTCGATGTGCATTAGGTACAAAGCGCGGTTAACATAGTAAAATAGTTTTCCCTCAGCCGCCAGAGCCTCCGCCTTTTCACGTTGGTTTTCCAAGATCTTCAAAAGCGTTTCGGCCAGTAGATCGTCACCCTTTACCGTGTCGCGGGTGAGGCCGCGAGCGAACCGCCGCCACGTGGGGTAATGCTTTTCCAGTTCGGTGTCCAAAACTTTTTTCAAACCCTTTTCAATGTAGCAAAAAACAAACATATCTTTGTGGCTACTAATTTAAACCCTATACACAATGGAACCCGATTCAGTTATTAACGAAGAAAAACGCACGGTGTTAACGCCCGTAAATGAGTTTCTGGCATTGATCCAGCAACGTTACAATTGGAACCCGAACTCGTTGGCCGCTGGTGGTTACCGCGAGGTTTTAAAACTCGGCGAGCAATTTATCGAGGCCGAGCGCTCATTTATGAACGCGGCTTACATGGCTGGTTATGAGCAAGCGTTTGAAGATCTTAAAAAAGTCAATAAAGAATTACAAAAGGAACCAGAATGAGCCCCGATAAACTCGATAAAATAATTAATGAGCATTTCGGTACCAAAGCGCTCTTTTCGGCTCGAATGAAAGTAAGCCGCCACACTTGTTACCGCTGGGTGAAAGAACCCCAGCGAATGACTTTAAAGGATCTCAATCGCTTGAGCGCAATAATTAAAAAACCGATATGTGAACTTTTATGAACGCAACTGAAACACTAAAAACCGCCAGCGCCTTAATCCCTCAGAGGTACCAAAAAAAGGTTATTACCCTACTCATGCCCCATTTTACCCCCGAAATGATGGCTGAGGCGGTAACATACCTCGAGGGGTTAAACGCCGATCCAATGGGGGCCGAGCAAATAACCGAATTCGTTTTTAAAATGGTGAGCGAATTAACGGGCGTGGAAAACATTGGTAAAACTACCAGCCGCCGTTTTAACGAGGTGCTGAGCCGCCAAATGGTAATGGTGGCGCTTTACTTTGAACTCCCCGGGGCAACCTTTGAAACGATCGGGAAATTATTCCACCATAAATACGACCATGCCTCAGTAATACACGCCAAAAAATCGATGGCCATTCGTTATTCGTGTGATCCCCAAACGCGAAATAAGTTAAACGATTTGGCGAAATGCCTGAGCGAAAAAAACCTAAATGGATTGGCCCACTTTTTACCCCAAATCGAAATTTTAGCGTGAGGAAAAAACTAGCTGATTACTCAACTGATGAATTACGGGGTGAACGGTGGCGCTTGCTAATTGCCCCAGATAAAAACTCAGTCGATCAGCGAAAGAAACGCCGCCGCCTAAATGTGATTACCGCCGAACTTTACAAACGAACCAATAACCCGATTTATTTAATTTACTGGATCCATGCCCATTGAGTTTTTACCAAAGCAAAACGCCGCCCTCGATGCGCTGGGGCTCGATTCCCCCGCTGAGGTGGTGTTATTTGGCGGGGCCGCTGGCGGTGCGAAATCGTTTACTGGTTGCGCGTGGCAAATTATGAGGCGTTTAAAGTATCCCGGGACTCGCGGCCTGATCGGGCGATCAAAACTCGATACACTGAAGAAAACCACGCTCAAAACGTTTTTCGAGGTGGCGGGGTTATTCGGGCTGGTGGCGAATAAACATTACCAGTTTAATGCCCAATCGAATGTTATTACTTTCTCGAATGGATCGGAAATTATTTTAAAGGATCTATTCGCTTACCCCTCAGATCCTTCGTTTGATTCTCTGGGATCGCTCGAAATTACCGATTCATTTATTGACGAATGCTCTCAGGTGAGCAAAAAGGCCATCGATATCGTAAGGAGCCGTATTCGTTACCGCCTCAATCAATACAATCTAAGCCCCAAAACGTTGCTCACTTGTAACCCCTCCAAAGGTTGGTTATATAACGAGTTTTTCGCCCCGTTTCGAGCGAACCAGTTGCCCCCCCATCTGGTGTTTATTCAATCCCGCGTGGCTGATAATCCCCATTTACCCCCCACGTACGCCGAAACCCTCGCACGGTTGCCAGAGGTGGATCGTAAAAGGTTATTGGATGGCGATTGGGATTTTGACGAAACTCTGGACGCGCTATTTACCACGGACGATTTACTGCGATGTTTTCGCCCAGCCAGCGAAACGGGTGAGTTATACATCACGGCCGATATTGCGCGACTGGGAAAGGATCGAACCGTAATCGCCCTCTGGCGTGGTTTATCGCTGATTCAAATAACAGAGCTCCGAAAAAAGAAGATCGATGAAACGGCGGCCATCATTCGGGAACTGGCCGATTACCACAAAGTAAAATTATCGAATGTTATCGCCGATGCCGATGGGCTGGGGGCGGGGCTGGTGGATGTGCTCAAGTGTCGCGAGTTTCGTAACGGCTCAAGGGCCACAAAGCCAGAGCGGTTCGTTAATCTCAAGGCCGAATGTTTTTTTAAGTTGGCCGAATTCGTGGAATTAAACCGAATCACATTCCCGATCCAGCACCGGGATACGATCGTTAAGGAACTCGATTTAATACGCCGTAAAAACCCCGAGGGCGATGGCAAACTGGCGGTAACTGGTAAAGAGGAAATTGCCCGAACTCATGGCATTTCACCCGATTACGCTGATGCGGTAGCCATGCGTATGTTTTTCGAGCTTTTCCCCAATTATGGGCGGTATTCATACGCCTAATTTTCAACATTGAAACCCGCGCCAATTCTGGGTTTATTGGGGTTATTAACAAAATCAATCAAAAAAAAGTTAACTTCGATTTGGTGTGTATCATATTTGCGACATATATTTGCCAAACAATTAACACATTAACACAATGAACAAAGAAACACTTTACACGATTGAAACTTTCGATTTCAACGCATTATTCGCAACGGCTGAGGTAACAACTACCAACACCGCGATTATTCATTCGGCTCCAGTTAAAACTCAAGAAAGATTACACACGTGCGCTCAACCAGAAAGTTGTATCCAATTAGATGGTTTAAGAGAATTGAGAAACGCCCTCAACTGGGCGTAATAACCTCAGGGGCGCGGCTGATCAACGCGCATTTTTTCCATAGCAACTTAAAACCCTTTTATTATGAGTTACTCACTTATTATTTCAAACCACCCGGATCGCACCTCGCAAATTATCGAGTTTCAAAACATTCGCGAAGCGCTTATTTCCTTTATTGATCGTTGCGAGGATCTTGGCCTCGAATACCGCGAGGATAACCACGGCAACTTTATTGCTGGCGGTATCGGTAACGATTACTCAATCGAATTAACATCCAATTTTTAACCCCCAAAATCTATTTTTAAGATGGCAACTTTAGAAATCCCCGTAAAAGTCCTAACCACCGTGGACACACTCAAAATTGAGCTCCCTTATTATTGTTCCGACTCCTATACCATGTGGGCAATACTCGCCGAGGATAGGATTCTCAGCGTTAATGATTGGGTGCGTATCAAACAAGCGAACATTTGGTTACTGAGCGAGGTGCCAATGGCAGCAACTAACAGCAGCGTTAAGGCAATAACGCGCGAAGAATTTATGGAAATGTACAACCGCGTTCTCGAGCGCATAAATCAAGCGCTATGAATGATATCCGAACCGAACTCAGAGTTTTATTAATAATAAACATCATTACTCTAATATGCTTACTTATCCGTTAAACCCCGAAACGCTGGATTCGCTCCAGAAATTTCAAACGCGGCTCAACTCAGCACCCAGCGAGTTGGCCGTGGAATCCACTCCCGATCGTAAGGCCCAAACCGTGGTTATTTCACATATCGAAATGACTCTGGACGAATTATTTTTTGGCCAATGGAAAACCGAAAACTTTAAATGGAACGCCATCGCCAACGAGGTGCAAGGATCCATTGAGCTCGTTTGTATCCACCCCGTAACAGGTTTCGAGATTCGCCGCACCGGAGCCGCCTCCATTGTTATTATGGTGGATCGGGTACCCGATGGCGTAACTGGCACCGATCGCAATCAGTGGGCTCTCAATCCCAGCAACAAAAAAGCCAATGCCCTCGATATGGCTTTCCCTAAACTCAAAAGCGAGTGTTTAAAAAACGCCGCCCAATCTCTGGGAAAGATATTCGGCCGCGATCTTAACCGAAAAAACGTGGATCAATACCAGCCCTATAAATTACAAGTGGGCGAATTACCTCAGGCCGTAATCAATAAACTGGAGGTGGGAATAATGAACCGCGATCCACTCGCCATCGCAGCCATCGGCTCACTGGAAAACGTAATGAGCCCCAGCCAAAAAACACATTTAAACCAATTAATTGAAAAGCAAAATGAGCAATAACCCCTATTTAACCGAATACATGGCCAGCGTGGCCCAGAACACCAGCGCGTGGGATAAATTACGCCTCGGACGTTTCACCGGAAGCG